GAAGAACGTATAATAACTTGAAGATCAGAGTCAGCAAAAATTTTAAAAGTATAGGCAAAAACTGTAGTAGAGCCATTACCTGAATATGAATTTTTTACTGTAGTCGAAGATACTGTCATTACTAAAATCCTTTAAATAAACTGGAAGGTTTAGTCAATAAAAATTCGTGTCCACTTTCTTTCATTCTTTTTTCCATTCTTTTTAAACTACCAGGAGATAATGTTTCCATGATCTGATAACCTATAGCATAATCAAAGGCAGTTTTTAAGTAAAATAAATTTAAAAAGGGTATATTTTCTTTAATTGATAAGTAACCTTGTTTACCTGCTTTAGAAAATTCTCCTTTTATAAGATAATTAAATATTGCAGCTACTTTCGTTGCTTCAGTAAGACCAGGACCAGCAATAGTGGCTAAAGCACTTGTGCTTTGTTGAATTTTACCAAATAAAAAATCAGTATAAATACCTAATCCACCACCTTGAAGCATAGCTGCAAAAAAAGTTTTTGTATTCGTAGGGTCTCTTGGTTTTTTACCTTTTAATAAATCTTTAGCACTCATAGATATATATCCAAAAATAGCAGAACCTATAACTAAATTAACTACTCCTAAAAAAGCTCTTCCTTTTTGTCCTGCTTCAAGAAAAGCCAACTCTCTTCCTAATGCTCTATTAACAATAGCATAAGGGAATGCTTTGAATTGTGAAAAAAATCTTATAGCTTCACCAGGTCCAGTTCCTGCTTGTAAACCAAATTTTAAATAACCTCTAGTTCTAGCATCTGGCTCTATTACAGCATAAGTTGATCTATCTAAAAACATTCCCAATACTCTTGTTTTTAAATTATCTCTTGCAATGGCTACTTGTCTTTTAGACATTTTTGTAACACCAGATAAATCTTTAATAACATCATCAGATAAATTATCTATGTTTCTAGCTGAAAAAAATTCTTTACCATCGTCAGCTCTTTCTACATCCATTTTTCTAATAACATTCCAAATTTTTTCATTAATACCAAAATGAGTAATTAATCTTTTAAATTCAGGTGTTAAATTATTAAATGGAATTTTTCTTTGTTTAGCAACATAGTTACCCATGCCTAACATTGCTCCATCTTTAAGAGAGTTAGTCCACCAAGATAGTCCATTAAGTTTAAAAAAAGTTCTTTGTATTTGTGTAAAATTTCTATTCAAGTTATCACTACCAGAATATCTTGCAGCTAAATCATAAACAAGATTATCTGCTATAAAACCTAATTGTTCTGCTATCTCTGCTTTTCGTTTTGAATTTTTTATTTTAGCTAATCTACCAAGAGCTTCAGCTACACCACCAACATAAGATCGACCTTGCCATTTCAATTCTCTAGCATATAAATGCACATCAGCTATAGCAGAAATAACAGCACCTCCTAATTTTGCCATAGAAAAAATAGCACGAGAAATTCCAGACCATTTAGCTGCAGCAAATCCATTAATAGTATTTACTGAGCCATCTACTTCTGCCATAAATTTTACATAACCACCTTGTTTTTCTTGAATAAAATTTCCAACTTTTTCTGCTTGACTTTGTTTTTTATTCAAAATTAATTGTCTTTTAACTAAATCGCCTATTTTTAAAAAATTTTTTTGTGGATTAGAACCAAGCATACTCATCATACCGATGTTTCTACCTGCCATATTAAAACCATCAAACAAAGATTCTTTTAAATTTTTTCCACCAAACATAGCATTGTAATCAAACCAATCATCAGAAGTATTAAAATGTAAAACTCTTTTTGCTCCAATTCTTTCTGCTAAACTTCTTGAACCAAAAGTATTACCAGCACCATCTACAACTTGATTTTGATTTTTAATTAAAGAATTATAAGCAAAAGTTAAAAACTCATCTATGGCTTGAGGTGATCCATCTGTATTAGCAAAAGTTCTTTTTTGATCTAGTTTAGGTAAAATATATTCTTTCCAAGCAGCTAGATTTCTTTCTGGTGTACCATTAATTTCTTTTATGTTTTTTTTATTTTTTAAATTTAAAACATCTACAGCATTTCTTAATTGAAAAGGATCAGATGACTGTCTAACAATCCATCCAGGTAATTTTTCTGTGTTAGCTCCGTAATCATTATATTTTTTTCTTATTGTTTCTGAAAATTCAGCTATAACTTTTCCTAAAGTAACAATATCTTTATTTTTTTCTGTAATTTTAGCATCATTACCTACTTCCCAAATAACTCTTGATACTCTTCTTTCTATATCTGGATTAGCTTCCGCAAATAAAGTGCTAACTTTATTTTTATTTAATTGTGCCTGAAAAGAAACAATAATATCTCTATAATAAGATAGTTGAGCAAGAGCAACTGAAGAACGACTGCCTTGTTTTTGTAAATTACTACCCACTAATACAGCTGCTAAACCTTCTGTAGGATTACTAGAAAATTCTTTTAAAACATAGTCTACAGTATTTCTAATTTTAACTTCATCTTCTAAAGCATTTAGTTTGTTAATTTTTTTTTGTATTTGTTGTCTTTTTAAAACACCATCAGCAAGTTTAGATACAATGGTTTCATCTAAATCTGCAATCTTAGTTTCAGATTGAGCTTTTTTAATATCATTTAAAATACTTTTTGCTTTTTCTGTAGCAATAGAAGATTTTTTTAAAACATTTTCTATTCTAGTTAAACATTTATCTGCCATAATTATCTTCCATTAAAACAATTAATACCATCTATAATTGCATCTTTTATTTCTTTTTGTTTTGTATTTAATTCATTTGATTCTCTAGTTGTTGTTTTAATTTCTTCACTATCTTTAATATTTAAATCTTTTTGTCTTTCTTTTAAAATATTTAATTGGCTTTGTACTGTACCTGTTTCCTCATCTAAATTTCTTAATGTAATATCTTCTTTACTTCGACTTGCTTCATATTCATCAACTGCTTTTTGTTCAACAGGGTTTCTAGTTCTTGCTCCAGTATCTTGAGAAGTAACTTCTTGTTTTTTTAAAGGTACTTCTTCATCTACTTGATTTTTTACATTAACTCTTTCATTAGGTGCAACTTTTTCATTAAGTTGAGCATTTCTTAATTTAGGATCAATGTCAGCTATATTTTTAACATTAACAGGTATGTCCTCCATTAAATCAGAAAGAGCTTTTGTTAGTAAAGTTTTTCTAACATCTGGATTTGTTTCAGCAAGTTCTTTCATAATTCTTGAATTTTCAGGATAATATTCTCTATATAAATTAACTACAGGTTCATCTCCATCTTTAATATTAGCTTTAGCTCTAGCTTCTTTAATTTTTTTTTTAAATTTTCTAGCTGTATTAAAATCTTTTAATTTACCAATACCAACATGAAGTCCTCCACCTAAAATAGTTCCAAAACTAACTGCCATAAAACTATCTACTAAACCATAATCGGATTGTTCTCTTTGTGCAGCTGTGTAAACCAAAGGTTCAACAGCACCAATACCTATAGTTCCTTCTAATGCACCTTTACCAAATCTTGCTTTAGTAAAACCATATTTAGCAACTAAACTAGCAAATCTTGCTTGACCCACGTAAGGTATAAACATCATTGCAAGGTTAATAGGATCAGCAATACTTGTTACCATAGCTGTACCAAATTTAGCTAATGTTGGTAAATACAAATTACTTAATCTTCCCTCTGGTCCTCTTTGAATAATACTTTGCCTGTTAATTTCTGCTTTTTTTCTTTCTACAATAATATCTACTGTTGATTGTTTTTCATCTTCATCAAAAAATAAATTAAATTTTCCATATTTATCGTTAAGTTCTTGTCTATCAATTAAAGGCTCACCTGTATTTTCTGATCTATTTGTTTCTAATTCTGATAATCTAATAAGAGATGAAACAGGATTATACTTCCAAGCATCTTTTGCAGTTTCACCTAATACTTCACCTATAGTAGTTTGATATTTATCAAATCCTCTTTCTTTAGCATATTTATCTGTATCTAAACCAAAAGATATATTTGCCATAGTTAAGCTCCTGGAGGTAATTCTTCTTTGTTAAGATTTCTAATATCCATATCAATATCTGTAGTAGGTAATGTATAAGAATCATCATCAAAATTAACTTGTAACAATTCACCTTTTTTATTTTGCACTAAACCTAAAGAACCATCTGCAAATTCAATAGCAAAAACAAGACCATTACCATCACCACTATTAATCCAAACTCCATTATCTTTTGCCTGTTCTAACATTTCATCGTTTAAATCTTTATCTGATATATCTGGATTAGTAGATTTAAAAGGCATCATATCAAAATCTTGAAGATGATATTTTTTTATATATTCAATTTTATCTTGAATAAACTCTATATGTCTTGGACTTAATCTATCATTATTATAATTTTTAGGTATAAAATAAGTATTTTCAACAACAAAATTATTATTAATATAATTTGTTGCTTCTTTTATAGCCTTACCTTCTTTCATATTTGCAGACATTTTATTAATAGCTATATAAGTAATAACATTTTGTATATCTTCTAATTCATCATTAGCTTTAGTTGTATTCATTTTATTAGAAAACATAACTGAATTTCTAAAATCTTCTAATTCATCTGCAACAGACTCATTAATATCTTTAAAACTTAAATTTGTTTGTGTTTTTAAAAAATTATCTAATCTTGTTCTTTCTTCTTCAGTATCTATGCTAGTTGCTAATATTGCAAAATTTTCATCATTAAAGTAAGAAACTAATTTAGCAGTTACAGGTAAACCTTCAGCAGTTAATTCATTTAATACTCTGCCATACTGCTCACCATATTGTTCTTCTAAAGTTTGTAAGTAACCAATTTTATTTTCTGTAGGTTGACTATTATAATCCATAACAACTTTTTGTGCAAAACTAACTGGCAATACTTTAATTAAAGTAGGGTCAATATTCATATCTTCTTGTGCTTGAACTACACTATTAATATATTTTTTAAACAATAGTTGTTTTGCATCTTTATTTGTTTCAGCATTGTAAGCATCAAAATTATCTCTAACAATCGCATTGTGAGTTAATATTAAAGTTGCAGCATCTTTTTCAATCAGTTGATTTTTTTGACTAATAAAATCTCTAACTTTTTCTTTATACTGTTTATCTGAAGCATAATTACCAGATTTCAATTCAAACATATCTAAAATGCTTTGTTCATCTCCAATTTTAGAATTAAAGATTGCAGTTTTAAATACACTTACTTTTTTTGTATTGTTTTGTGTTTCTTTAAAATCACTAAAAACTTTTTCTCCGTAAATAGATTTAATAGCAGCTTCATTAATCCCAATATCTTTTCCATCTTCTAATGCAGCAATATAATTAATCATATTTTCTTTTAATATAGGCTTGGCTTCTAATGCAGCTTCTCTTTTTAATTGCTCTCTATCCTCAATAAATAAACCCTCATATTTTCCTTCATCAAGATTAACAAAGGTTTGTACAGGGTCTTTAGTCATATCTTTTTGTACTTCAAAAGTAGCAACTAAATTAGGAATATAAGCAATTTTAGTTTCATAATTTTTAACAGTCATCAAACCATCTATATAATCATTTTCATATAGTAATTTTAAATCATTAGGTAATTCTTTTTTTGCTAAATCATTATCTCCATAGATGGCTTCTGTTAAAAGATTTTGTTCTTTAACTGTAGTAGCAACTGCTCTTTTGTTAATTAAATTAGTATAAACTTTATTATCAACTGAATATATTTTTTTTTGCTCTTCTAATAAATAGCTATTAGTAAATAAATTTTTTACTTTATTGTTAGATGCTTGACCAGCAAACTCATCTCTAATAGCTTGACTTTTTTCCATTAAAACTTTATTTGCTTCATCTGAATTAGTATATTTAATACTAATATCTTGACTTAAATCATTTAATTTTATTACAGCTTTATTTTCTAACTCAAGAGCTTCAGTTTTGTTAGAAGCATTTTGTTCTGCTGTTTTATATTTAACTACAGCATCTGTTAAAGGTTTAAAAGCACCAGCAACTGTATTTAATGGTATTTGTAAATTAGATGTAACAGAGCCTGTTTCTGCAGTAAGTCTTGCTTGTGTTGTAAAGGTAGGTATCTTTGGCATAATTATGTATTCATAGTTAATAAGGTTGCTCCGACTTGAGATGCAGTTTGTATTTGTGCAAGTTTTGCTTGTTGTCTAGCAACTTGACCAGAGATTGTAGCAAAGTTTGCTCTTTCGTATGCTTTAGCTTTTCCGATACTAGCATTATATCTAATAATATTGTCTTGTAAAATTTTTTCTCTTTCATTAGATTTTAGTATTTTAAAATAAGTACCAGATAATTCTGCACCTGATTTAATAGTTGCAACTTTTTGTTCTGCTTGTAATTTTTTAAATTGTTTAGCAAAAGAAGCTACATCAAATTCAGCTTGTTGTTCTATTGCATCACCTTCTTGTTTTAAAACTTGAGCATTACGATTTTGTATTGCTTCATTAGTTTTACCTATTACATTTTGTTGTTGTATTTGTGCTGCTCCTATTGCTACTGGTATAACCCAAGTCATTAAAAAATCCTCGCATATCTGAAGTGATCTGAACCATCAAAGCCATAATGTTTCATCAACCCTTCGTTTTGTAAACCAAGCCATGAAGCAAACTTCAAACCTATTTTGAAGTCAGCTCTTACAGCTGTTTGTACTCTTTTTATATTATTTTCTCTAGCTAGTCTTGCAAAATTTTTCTTGATAGCTCTAGCAATAACTAAAGGATGTTGCCAAACTTTACCTGTAGCTAACACCCAACCTTCTGCCACACCATCCCAAATGATTTTCATACCTGCAGATGCAATAGGTTCATTGTTTATAATACAAGTATAAGCTAAACCATTTTGTTCTAATTGCATAGCATCGCCTTCGTATTGTGCATCTTTATCCATAAGAACGTGGTTCATTTGATTAGCAAGAATGATCTTACCATGAGTTGCGATATAAGGCACTATTTGTAATAAATTTTTAGTCATTGGTTTGTAGTTCTGGGTATAAAGATAATATTGTTAAAGGTAAAGGTTGAGTTTGTCTAACAAAAATAAAACCATCAGTATCATAATTACCTCTAAACTCCACAGCTTTATCTCCTGTAAATGGTGGTATACCATCATCCATAGGGTCAGATGATGTTCTAAATGGTATTCTTTCCATATTATCTAAAGATTCTCCAACCTCAACACCGATAGATTCAAATAATCTAATTGTTATTTCATATATTCTTTTAGTCTTACCTTGTGATGTACCATTCTGTGAACCAGCATCTAGTCTCATCGTTTGTAATATTGATTTGTAAGCTAGACCAACTTTAACATCAGTTGCTGAACGATCTAATGTAATTGAACCACTAGCTACTGTTTTATCAGGGTGCGTTGCACCATTAGCTAATATACCAACTGTTTGTCCTTCAAGATGATCTAAACCTGAGATCGTTGTAACTGCAGAACCACTATAAGCTAAAGCACTATCTAAAAAATTAAATGTAGTATTATCTGTTTCTGTAAAATCAAAGTTGTTAATAAATTCTACAAACCTTCTTGTAGTACCATTAACAGTTCTTTTAATAATAACCCACGTTTGATATTCAGAATCATCTGTAGGTATAACTGAAACACTTTCACATACTGCCTTACCTTCATCAGTTTT